CTTTAGCAGGAGCAAAAGATGGCTTTGTCAGCTTTGCAGGCGTTGGGAATGGTAATACAACGTATTATGCTTGCTCAGATGGAACAGACTTTGAAATAGGTCTTGGAACCTACTCAAATTTAAGCACAGGGTTTATTACTAGAACAACTATTCTAACAAGCTCTAATAGTAATTCTGCTGTAAATTGGAGCGCGGGCGAAAAGGATATTTTTGTCACTCTGCCCGCAGATAAAGCTGTTATAGAGGACGGTTCAAACAATATTAGTGTTGGCGGTAATATAACTGTTGGAGGTACTGTAGACGGCAGAGATTTAACTACAGATGGGACAAAGCTTGACGGAATAGAAGCTAGTGCAACAGCTGATCAAAGCGATGCTGAGATAAAAACAGCCTATGAAAATAATTCTGATACCAATGCTTTAACTGATGCTCTATTAACAAAATTAAATGGTATTGCCACAAGTGCAAATCTTTATGTTCACCCTAACCACTCAGGGGAAGTTACCAGTACGGCAGACGGTGCAACCGTTATTGCTGATAATGTAGTTGATGAAGCTAATTTAAAAGTAAGTAACACGCCAACCAATGGTTATTTTTTATCTGCGCAATCTGGCAATTCTGGTGGGTTAACGTGGGCAGATGCGGGTCACTATACTAATTCAGATGTAGATGCTCACCTGAACGTTTCAGGCGCACAGACTAACGAGGTTTTGTCGTGGAATGGTTCAGATTATAACTGGACAAGTGTAGGAGCAAATCAGGCCTTAGATACTACTTCATCCCCGACCTTTTCGACGCTTACGGTTACAAGTACTGTCACGGCAAATACTTTTAACGCAACCTCAGATGCAACTTTAAAAACAAATATTGCTCCAATAGAAAATCCCCTGGCTATCCTGGAGAAAATAACAGGCGTTTCTTTTGATTGGAAAAATAACGAAGGTAGTGCCGAGGGAGTTTTAGCGCAAGATGTTGAGCAAGTATTGCCCAACGCAGTAAATACCGACAGACTTGGCAAGAAATCAGTAAGCTACAATAACCTAGTCGGTGTACTTATTGAGGCAGTTAAAGGTCAACAAGAGCAAATTAATAAGTTAAGGGATGAACTAAATGGCCTTTCAACTTAGTGGCACAACTTGGATAGACAGCAACGGTCATTTTGTAAATGGTTTTAAATCGGCTAACGGCACTCCAATGTCTGGGACAGGTGCAATAACAACAGGTCAGGGAGCTGCCGCAACGTTTGGTACATCTTTTAACGTTGTTGGGACGTTAACGATTGGTTACACAACACAAAATTTCAACGCTAGTGGTAATTATTATTTAGCTGCGAATTATCAAAGGCAAGGTGTTGAGCAAGGCCAAACTATCGCAGGGTCAAGCATTTACGAGCCAACATTTCCCAGTGCATCATATAATGAACAATATTGGTTTGTTCCTCAATTTATAACAAGCGGACCTCGATCTAGTGATAGTGCTGGTTCAGCAGGGACATGGATGTGCTTAACTCCCTCGTTTGAAGACCCAACGTGGACGGCTGACGTTGTAGACTTGTTTATAAGGATTTCATAAATGGTTTTTCAAGTAAATGGCACAACAGTTTTAGACATGAATAGATCTTTTGCCACAAGCTGTTTCCCAAAAACAGTTAATGGAATTTCTGTTCTTGGGAGTGGTGATTTAAAATACATTAGACCAGGGACTATTTCCGACCATGTAATAGGAGATTATTTAGCTTGCGCCCATAATAGTATGGCTGATGCTGGTTATGGTACAACTGTTTTTCCATCTAACTCAACTCATGCAGGGTCTAATTTGGTTTATAATAATTCAAATAATTTTGGTTTATCTAGTTTTTATGGATGGCACGCTAGTACTAGCACAACCGTAAATGTGGCAGGAACGTGGCGCGTTGTTTGCCGTGGAGGGCATGACACAACTTATACCCCTGCTAGAAGGCAAACATTATTATTTTGTAGGATTTCGTAAATGGGTTTTGAAATAAACGGTATGCCAATTTTGCATAATAATTTTGGTTTAGTAAATTATACAAACACTTTTAAAACCTTAGTAGGAAATGATATTCTAGGCAGTGGAAACATTGTTGATAATGGCGCAGATGCTTTACTTTACAATACTGTTGGCTCTTTCACGATTGGAGGGGCAACCGCAACATATTCGCAACGAGCAACCATTTCAGCAAATAATATACAACATTACTACCGCTCAAATTATGGGGGCTATTGTTATGGTGTAGATGATGCTGGTTCAACCTCTACTCACACCAACAGTATTCACGGTTTATCGGGCACTTGGGCGCATAAATGTTTATATAGCGCTCCGACTGGTAATATTCATTATTCTTTATGGCAGAGGATTAGTTAAATGCCCGTTTGGACAATAGAAAAAATAAGAAATGCACAGTCTATAAATGAAGAAAATACAATTTTTGATTTAGAGATGAACCACCCACAATTTGGATGGATACCTTACACGTTAAAACCTGATGATCCTGATGGCAGTATAAGCAACGAAGAATTGTTATCTATGATTGGCTCAGACTATGCCGCTTTCGTTCCGCCAACCTCTGAAGAAATTATTGCGGGGCAAGTGGCAGCGGCAAGAGCAGAAAGAGATAGACAGCTTACCCAAAATGTTGACCCTATAGTTTCAAATGCTTTGCGTTGGAATGATTTAACTGACGAACAAAAAACAATTTGGACAGATTACCGAACGGCATTGCTTAACGTTCCGCAGCAATCAGGTTTTCCGCAAAATATTAATTGGCCTACAATTCCTACTGGCTATAGGTAAATAATAAATGTTTGGCCTATATCCCCTATCAGGAGCCGCACTTGGTGATGTAGGCGTAACAGGTTTATCGTTAGTCTTTAACGGTGTCACTGCTCAAAATCCGACTGTCGGACAAGCCACTTTAACAATCAATAATGAAATTGGGCTTGTATATACTCCAAATGCTCCCATTGTTCCTAACGCCCAGGTTTTTGAGGATGAAAACTTTGCACCGCCAGATGTTTTTACTGGCTCGGTTAGAATTGACAATGCCGTTGTTTCTATAAATCAGGATTTAACTTTTAGCGAAATTAACAGCGGTGCGCCAGTTGTTGATAATGCGTCAGTTAGCCGATTTGTAAGTTTAACTGGTGATAACGTAGAAACGCAAAATCCAATAGTTGGCAATGCTACTATAACGGAAAACGTTGATATTGCTTTTAGTGATGTTTCAACGCAAAACCCAACAGTTGGAAATCTTTCATATACTCATGAATACTATTTAACGCCCACAATAACGATTGGCTCTCCAACGGTTGATAATGCTTCTTATACCGAAAATATTATTGCTAATTTAAGTTTAACTTTTGCGCCTCCAACAGTCGGGACAATGGAATTTAAATTTTCAGCGATTAGTTACCCGCCAAAAGTTTATACCGAGTTAACCGTGCCACCAAAAGTTTATAGCGAGATTAACGACGCAACCTAGAATATGGACGAAAATTTAATATTATGCTATTGCGGAATGAATAGGAGATAATGCAATGACCGTAACAATTACAAAACCAACTGTTGGCGGCAGTGAGAATACTTGGGGCTTAACGATAAATACCGCCTTGGATACCGTTGTAAATCATTTAAACTCGGCAACCTTCACCGCATTAGATGGTGCGGCCTCTAATGCTGTTGTAAACAACAAAGCTGTTATTTATGGGGGCGCGGGGGAAGTCCAGGCAACGACGGTCGATTTGGGCGATTGGACAATTAGTCAATCGGGAAGCAGTCTAAAATTTTCTTACCAAGGGACAGTTAAATTTAGCCTTAATTCATCCGGTGCAATAACAGTAAGCAATAACGTAACAGCGTACGGAACTCCCTAATGACCCTGCAAAACTCTGGTGCAATTTCGTTAAATGATATGCACCTGGAAGTTGGCGGGACTTCTGGAAGCCAAGTTTCATTAGACGACCAAGATATAAGGGATTTACTTGGTAGGGCTTCAGGCGCACAAAGTAGTTTTTTAGATTTTTATGGGACGACTGCTAAAGACTTTGCTTATAGAGAATATATCATGTCGCCAAAATTGCACGAAAGTAACGGAACCTCCCAAACCCTTACTTTACCAAGTAATAATATTAGCGAAGGCGATGTTTTAGTTGCTATTATTTGGGATAATTCAGGCGTTACTTCTAATGGCTCAGATATGGCAACTTTAAGTAACCCAACAGGCTCAGGTTCAAAACCTTGGACAACAGCGGGAACTTATGTGCGTCAATGGACAAGCGGAGCGGGGTCACCTTTTCATTATCATAACCAATGCCGAATACAGTATGCGATAGCAGGGTCAACTACTGGTAACTCTTTCACTATGAATGCTAATTGGCAAACCCCTTATAGTGGAAGCGGGGGTTACGATGAAGGGGACAAATATGCTTGCATTATGCGATTTGAGGCAAAAGCGGGGGATGTAAGCCACTACGATTATGAAACTGACGGCAGAGTGGTTAGTGATAGCGATATATACCAATATCAGGGGACAACAAAATATATAAATGGCTCAGCAACTCCAAATACAAATACCTATTTAGGAATTATAAATATAGCGACTAAAGGCGGTCAAGGAGGCCCTTCTGATGATTATACTGTGCCGAGTGGTGATTTGGATAACCGTTTGACTGTAGTTAGAAATTACGCAACCGACGAACGATATTGTATGTATGCGAAATTACAAAAGAAACCTTCAAGCGGAAATTATTCAGATTTAACTATAGGAACAGGTTTTGGTTGGTCAGTAGGTTGGAATTATACTCACTGCTATTTGAGGGTTCATAGATAATGGCGTTACAATCAACAGGAGCGATTTCGTTGAACGACCTTCATGTTGAAGTTGGCGGCACAACTGGCACTGTTGTTTCTTTAAATGATGCCGATATTCGAGATTTGGTTGGCGTTACTTCGGGGGCTATAAATGTTCAAAGCTTTTATGGGGCAAGTTCAATACCTCCATTTGATTATACCGCAGCAAATGGTGCTGTAGAAACTAGCGGACCATATTATAGTTTGGTTTCTGTTGCCTCAACTGCGACTACCTTATCTGCCGGAACTTATAATTTTGTTATGGTTGGGCGGGGCGGCTATGATGCGGGCAGTGCGGGCAGTATAGCGTTTTGGACTATCCAATTAAACGGAAGCGAAAGTTGGTCACTTACAATGCCCTCAAATAGGGGAAGCAGTTATTTTACCGATTGGCAAATAGTAGGTGATAACAGCACGTTAGTAAGAGCTAGGCATGGCACTGACCGTAGCCCCAATACTACTTCGGTGGGAACTATGGGAAGCAGTTCAAGGTTAACAAATAAAGCTCAAAGAATTGGGGGCGCGGGAATAGATATACAAACTGGAATACAAATGGATCAAAACGGCAGAACAGGCGGTGGCGGTTCAGTTGATTTTTTTAATCTATCCGATAAATCACGGCTCAACGGCATCCAGGGTAGCACTCTCAGCGGTTCAACTGTTGCTAGCGGGGGTCATATCAAAGAAAGCGGAAACCCCGCCTCAGGCACTAAATGGCTAACTGGTTTTTCTGATACTGACTTTGAGCAAGCTATTGGTTCATACAGTTATATAACTGTCACAGGCCATTATAATGTTGGCGGTACGAATGGCCATAATCCATTTGGAGGCGGTGGTGCGGCTACTGCAACGTCTAGTGGGACCGTATATTTAAATCTTTTACAACAAGGTTCGGGTGGCTATGGTGGTGGTGGAGCCTTTTCAAGGCAGCAATCGCAATCGTCAACTGGAACGGTGGAAGAACACGCGGGAGGACCCCCCGCGCTTTGGTATTTGAGAACAGGGAATTAAAAAATGGCACTTGTACCTTTAGACCTAAAAGCCGGATTTTATAGAAACGGCACTGAATTGGAAGCTTCAAACAGGTGGAGAGACGGCTCCCTGGTAAGATGGATTGACGGCAGTTTAAAACCTGTTGGCGGTTGGGCAGTCAGGAAAAGCAATTTTTCCAATGGTGTTGTGCGGGGTATGCATACTTGGCAAAGTAATAATGGCACTGCTTGGTTAGCGGGTGGGAGTTTTAATCAATTAATAGCAATGACTGGCGCGGGAACAGCTTATGATTTAACCCCTGACGATTTAGCGGCAGGACGAGCGGATGCGTCAGTAAATACTGGATACGGATTTGGCTTTTATGGAACCGAGTTTTATGGTCAACCAAGAACGGTAAGCAGTAGCAGTATACCCCAAGAGGCTACAACGTGGAAACTAGATAATTTTGGGCAAAATTTAATAGGGATGCATCAAGACGATGGCCGGATTTGGGAATGGGATTTATCAACTTTAGAAGGCTCGGAACTCGTAAGCAATGGAAATTTCGCCACCGATACAAATTGGAACAAAGGCAAAAATTGGTCGATTGCAAACGGTATTGCTGTTTATGCTCAGTATCGACCCGCTTTTGATGCTAATAGCGATGTTGTCGTTAATAAGGATACTGACGCAATAACAATAGCTAGTCATGGTTTCGTGGATGGTGACGAAGTTACCTACTTTGTTCCAACAGGACAGTCGCCTATAAATGGCTTAACAAACGGAACTAACTATTTTATAGTTAACTCAGCAGCAAATACTTTTCAGTTAGCCGCTACTTCTGGTGGTGCTGCTATTAATTTAACTGCAAATAAAGTCACGATAAATGCTGACGATAATGCTGTTAAAGATACGGTAAACAATAAAATTGTCACCGCTAATAATTTTTCAAATGGAGATGAAGTCACTTATTCAAATGGCTCAGGAACGGATATTGGGGGATTAGTTAATAATACGAATTATTTTATTGTTAATGCTTCCGGAGCAGAGTTCCAGTTAGCGGCAACTTCTGGCGGTTCAGCTATTGATTTAACCGCTGACTTAAATGTTTCTTTTGACCCTAATACAGTTGCCACCAGTGCAATTCATAGAACGGTAACTGTTGCTAATGTAGGTGGTGTTAACAAGTATCATTTCGGAGGGATAACTGCCCCAACTGTAACTTTGCTTAGAGGGACAACTTATATTTTTGATATGAGCGATGCAACGAATGCTGGTCACCCATTAATTTTTACAAATGGCGGTTCAAATTATATCACAGGCGTAACAACAATAGGAACGGCAGGGACTGCGGGGGCAAGAGTTGAATTTGCGGTAGATGCTAATGCGCCTGGTACTGGCCTCGCTTATGCGTGTAGCGTCCACGGTGGGGGGATGGGGAATACTATTACAACTTTAGCCACTGCTACTCCTATAGATTATGCTGCCGAAACAATAACCTTACCCGCTCATGGATTTTCAAATGGTAACGAAGTCACCTATTCAAACGGAGGTGGCACGAATATAGGTGGCCTAACAACGGGGACAAATTATTTCGTTATAGGAGCAACAACCGATACTATTCAATTATCTGCCACCTCAGGCGGCTCAGCTATAAACTTAACTAATCCTGGGGGGTCACTTGGGACAAGCCATTCTTTTGATTTAGTGATAGGATCACAGCATGAATTTAACCAAAATATAGGCTCAAGCCATCAGCTCCAAAGGGTAAATTTTGGGAATTTAGATCAGGATGCAACAAGCTTAGTTACTTTGCCGGATATCCAGGACAGCTATGACGTAACGGTGACTCTAATAGACCCGAATACTGATAGTGACGCATCAACAGTTCCAGATGTTAAAATTAAAGTTACTGGCACGACAACCTCCACCGTTTCAGTTCACGAAACCTTGGCTGTTGGTGCTAATATATTTAGATTTGGTGCCGACGATACAACTGTTAAAATAGAAATAATTCCTCAAGCGTACAATACTCCGGATTTCCATATTGATACTATAAGCTTGAAAAAGAAAACAGTCGTAGAGCCTTTGACAAACGCACCGTTAAATAACAAATCAATAGTTGTTACGGAAGAAAGATTTATTTTCGCTTTGGGAGCGGGAGGCAACAGTCGGAAGGTTGCTTGGTGCGACAAGGAAAACAACACTGTTTGGGCGCCAGCAGTAACAAATGAGGCGGGCGATCAGGAGTTAGCAACAGCGGGTCAAATCATGTGCGGAATAAGGACTAGAGGCGGCACGCTAATAGTTACCGATACAGACGCCCATTTAGCGCAATACCAAGGACCGCCATATGTTTATGGGTTTCAAAGAGTTGGAACGGAATGCGGTGCTATTGCGAGATTGGGGCTTGTAACAACCGATATCGGTGCTTTTTGGTTTGGGTTGGAGAGCTTTCACTTTTTTGATGGCAACTCCGTTCAAACTTTGCAATGCGATGTTCACGACTATATTTTTTCTGATTTTAACTCTGCTCAACAGTCAAAGATTTGGGGAATGGTAAATGGTGCAAATAGCGAGGTATGGTGGTTTTATTGTTCAGCTAACTCGCAAGAATGCGATAGATATGTTGCTTACGATTTTGTGGATAATCACTGGATTATTGGCAATTTATCAAGAACGTCAGGAGTGAGCCGAGGCGTTTTTAAATATCCTATGATGGCAGAGCACACCACAACGGCAAGTATTTACAATCACGAAGTAGGTTATAATTACGAAAACGAGCCTATATTTTGTGAAACTGGGGCTATCGTTATTGGAAACGGCGATGAAATACTAAAAGTCACAAGCGTTATACCAGATGAAAAAACGCAAGGGGATGTAAATTTAAGCTTCAAAAGTAAATTTTTACCTAATGATACCGAAAGGAGTTATGGACCATTTAACCCCTCAAATCCAACTGCAGTTCGCTTTACTGGCCGACAAATAAAAATGCGAGTTGATGGTGTAAGCAACGTTGATTGGCGAGTTGGGGTCATGCGCCTGGAAATTAAATCAGGGGGAACAAGATAATGCCAGTTACACCGCCAGTTTTAGGTCAAGACCTTAGGCAATGGGGCAGGTCTATAAATATTTTTTTAGCTAGAAACCTAGGTAAATTGTTTTTTAAAACGTCAGGGGATAATCCAAGCGAAAATGGGATATTTCTTTGGGACGAGGAAAAAAATTATCCGGTTGTTTCAGCGCAAAATAATTTCCGTCAAATAGCTATGAAACAAGCAACGCCACCGAGCAGTGTTGGCTCATCCGGTGACGGTGTGGGAATGATTGCTTGGGACGGTAACTATATTTATATTTGTACTGGTGCTTATAACGGCAGTAGCGCAATTTGGAAGCGGGTTGCTTTGTCGACCTATTAGGGGTGCATATTATAATTTTATGTGCTATATAGAAAAATAAATGAGGTAGAAAATGTCGATTTTTGACAGTTTATTAGGCAGACCAAAACAAACAATTATGGAACCTAATGTGCAAGCTGCAAGAGATATGCTCTTGAGCAGAATAATTAATCAAATGGATAGGGGACCTATCGACGTCCCTTCTTATTTCGCACCAATCCCCTCCACAAGATTTTCAGGTGCGAACAACTTGCTTGCATCCCTGGGATTGGAACAGGTCAACCCGTCTAATAACCTCCCTTTAGAAGACGTAGCAGGGGTGCAAGCATTAAGCACGCAAAGCCTATCGGATCAAATGATTGATGCAATGATGGATAGACAACTAGCTGAAATTGCTCCAGAAATTAATACTCCGGTAGCAAATGCGCCTGTTGGTGGCGGCAGTGGTGGCGGTGGTAGCGACCCATACCACGGTGGCGATAGCGTTGTTGACTTTTTAGACCCCAACGGCAGATTTGGCCTTGCGGAACATATGGAAAGACAAAAAAGAAATTATGCGGAAGGGGTAACTCCTAACCCTGATTTTGGTTATGGAGTAGACGATAAAGGTGGCGTAGTTGCGCTTGGATATGAGGGTGGACAAGTTGACCCTGCTTTAGCTAGGGCGGCAGGATATACTAGAATAGTAGACAAAAACCCTTTTGATATGACGATTGGGGAACACTTTGGGCAAATGGGCAGTGATGTAAAAAATATTGCTTCAACAGTTTTAGAAGACGTTTCAAAATTTTCACCAGTTGCTCAAATAGGAAATTTACTAAGTAACGCAGTAAATACTGTTACCTCAAACAATAATAATAATAGTAACGAACCTAGTTTTCACGATCAAATGGTTGCCAAGGCAATAGATCGTGCAGATAAAAACCTTTCAGCAAATAGACCTGCAGGGACTTCATTTAGAAAATCAGGAAATAGCCGTGGCTTTGTAGGAGGATTTTAAATGATTGGCGATAATGTTTTCCAAAAGGTGCAAAATGCACAAGAAACAGCCGGAAATGTTTTTAATAATATGGCAACACAAGGCTTAAGCCCAACGGCTTATCAAGGCTTTATGAACCCATATATTGATGACGTTATAAACAGAGCGCAAGATGATAATGAACGTTCTAGGCTAATGGCAATCAATAATAATGCTGCAACCGCAGAAAGGGCAAACGCTTATGGTGGCTCACGGTCAGGCATAGTTGATGCTATGACAAATTCTGAATATGACCGGAATGCTTTGAATATGGCAGCACTTCAAAGGTCGCAGGGATTTAATCAGGCTCAAAATTTAGCTCAAAATGATATGAATTATAGAAGCCAAGGCGCTCAAAATTTGCAAAATTTAGGCAGTCAAATGTTTGGGCAAGGAACCCAAGGGCTCAGTCAGCAACAAAGAATGGCTGATTTAACTCAGTCCCAAGACCAACAATTATTAAATGCTGCAAGAGCGCAAGTTTTAGAGCGTTTGGGATATCCGCAAAATAGTTTAGCAAATGCTATTAGCCTATTCGGTCAACTGCCTAGAAGCAATATAGCTACTGGCGAAACTCCTGGCTTATTTGATGTTCTTGGGGGTGTTGGCACATTTATGTCTGGTGGTGGACCGTTGGCCTTTTTGAGAAATATTTTTTAAAAAATGTGGTTTGATCAACTCAGCGACAAAGAGCTTCTCGCTCGAACTTTAGAAGCTGAGGCCGGAAATCAAGGCTTTCAGGGAATGCTTGCGGTTGCTGCTGTTATTAAGAACAGAGCAGGGTCTAGGGAAAATATGAGGGCAACAATTCTAAAGCCTGGACAATTTTCTGCTTGGAACAGTGAAACAGGCTTTGCAAATGGTGCGCAAGGCCAAAATATGAAAACAATAGAGCCGTCAGATAATGCTTATGCTGCTGCCGCAATGATAGATGGCGTGGGATTTGAAGACCCTACAGGTGGGGCAACGCATTATTATAACCCTGACTTAGCAAACCCTAAATGGGGTTCTCAGGGTGGAGGAAATTGGAACAAAATAGGCGATCATGTTTTTGGCGTTCCGGAAGGTGAACAAGACAATAGCCCAATAGGAAAATTTAATATGGTAGATCAAACTTTTAATAACCCAAACGTTAATTATCCGCAAAAAATGATCCATAGCCCAATGCAAGCAAAACCCGCTGCTCCGGCTGCGCCTGGTGCTCCACAAGGTATGATGGGACGAGGGTTTATGAATACTCTTGCTGACCCAAGAGTAAGGCAAATGCTTGGCTCAATGTCACGAACCCAATTCGGTGCAAGAATAGCTGATCAAGCAAAATCAGAAATAGGAAATAACGCAACTGCCGAATATTTAGAAAAACAACCTGGCGGTAAGCCTTTTGCTGATATGATTAGAAGCGGTGCATTAAGTGCTGAACAAGCCTATACCCAGTGGAATGCTCAAGCTAATAAAAAACGAAATGTTAAAGAAGTTAATGGCAACTTAATTGATGTTGATACCGGAGAAATTATTTACGGTGATGACGTTAAAGGAAAATTAAGCGAACAACAATTTACAACTCTTAAATCAATAAATTCTGATTTAGTTAAAAGGACAAAAGAATTTGGAGAAATTCGAGACGGATTTTTAAGAATTAAAGACTTATACGACAATCCGTCAGGGGTTAACGATTACGGTTTAGCTGTTGCTTTTGCTAAAATACTTGATCCTGGATCAGTTGCAAGAGAAGGCGAAGTGCGTGCTGTTTCAAAAGCGGGAAGCCCATTTTATGCTTTCGCGGCGCAAGCGAAAAACTTTTTTAGCGGTAAAGGCACATTGCCTGCTAAAGTAAGAAATGAAATTATGAACTCTGCAAATATAAGTTATGGACGATATAAAAAGATTGCTCAAGATGCGGTGGCTGATGCTGAGCGACTCGCTAATGCCACAGGAGTGCCGAAAGAATTTCTCTATAAAGTGCCAATGCCAGATGTTGAAATGATTATTCAATCAATACCACTTGATGGAGATGAAAACGACGATACAAGCGATGAGCCAGTTATACTAGAAGACCCTGCTGATTTGCCACCTATGCCATTACCGTTAGAAAAGAAATTTAGACAGAAAAAAGGATTAGGGGAAGGCGACCCTCTTTCTGAAGCTGACCAACAAGAATTAAATCAAACTTGGATTAGAATGTGGAACGGTTGGCCTCAAGATAAAAAAGATACTTTTTTAATAAGCCCTCAACCTACTAATTAAAGGAATATTCAATGTCGGGAATAGACTGGGACGCAGAATTAAGTAACTTACCTGTTGTCGAGAAACCAAAAAAAGAAAAAGGCAGGGCTTTTGCTCAAGGAATTACCTTTGGTTTCGCAGATGAATTAGAAGCTTACCTGTCAACTATCGGGGAAGACAGCGACGAATATTACAAAGTGCTAGAGGAAATAAGAGGAAATTTAGAAAAATATCAAGAAGCTCATCCGGTAGAAAGCGCGAGTTTTGAAATAGCGGGGGCTGTTGCTCCTGCGGTTATTTCAGCTTTTGCTTCCGGTGGTGCCTCTTTTGGGATTTTAGGGGGCAAAATTCTATCTCAATTCCCAAAAATAAATAGTGCGGTTGCTAAAGTAATTGGTACTAGGGGTGCAAATACTGTTGTTGGAAGCACAGCTGTAGGAGGTGCACAAGGCGCGTTAACTGGTGCAGGGCAAGCAGAGGGTGATTTTGCTGAAACAATGACTGACGCAACCTCGGGTGGCATTTCAGGGGCTGCTATAGGGGGCATTTTAGGTGGTGCGGGCAAAGTTATTAAAAAAGGTTTTAATGCGTTTATTGATTTTGCAAGACAAACGTTTGGAGCAAAAGCTGCTGCGGCTGCTCAGCGAGAAGTGCAAAGGGTAGCTCAAGAACGAGGAATTTCGCCTGACGATGCAATGGTTCTTATCCAACAAGGACAATTGCTAGGTGAAAATATAACTGTCCGCGATATTATGCGAAAATATCGTGCCTTGGGTGGCGAAGCTGCTGAAACTTTGCGAGCGGGGTTAACCGAAAGACCCGCAATAAATCAAGCAGAAGTAAAAGAATATATAGCGAAAACTCTTGGCGCGGGTGCAGATGAAAACCTTATTACCAAAAGAATGGAAGAAATCGGCACGTTAAAGGAAAAATCTCAAGCTTTATACAATAGTCCGATGGGCAAGCAAAGAGTACCTCAACCGATACTCTTGGAAATGACAAGAATTTTTGGGCGTGTTCCTGAATTATTTAACGATCTTAAAATGGATTTCAGAACAAGAGGCGCAACTTTCCCTTTTGAATTAAGAGACGGCAGAATAATCGTAAAACCAAATAAAGATGGTGTTGCTGAATTAACTATAGAAAATGCTGAAGAACTTCGAAGCAATTTATACGAAATGGCTATGAATTATAAAGATGGGGGCAAAGGAAAAATAAGCAAAAACTTATATGCCTTAGAGGATAAATTACGAGGTCTTATTGATAATATCAGCGAGGATACAAAGAAAGCTCGCGCAACTTGGCGTGAAATGTCTACTATTGATGAAGCTTTTGACAAGGCCCAAAAGAATTGGAAAAACGATCCAAACGTAGACGAATTAAAAATTCATTTTGCAAATGCTTTAGATAAGGGTGAAAAAGCAACTCAAGCTTTCAGGCTTGGTATTTTGTCTAAAATTAAACAACAGCTCCAAAGTAATAGCAGATCGGGAACAATCAAAAAAATGCTAGACGAAACCTCGAATATGGGCATAGCAATGCGAGATATTTTCCCAGACCAAAATATAGATGAATTAGTAAGGAAGCTGTCTAATGCTAAAGAAAGCACAGAAGCCTATAATGCTATTTTAGGTGGAAGCCCAACAGCGATAACCGAAACCCTTGTTAAACAAGATGGTTTAGGAATGGATATTATTGATGCTGCAACAAGCGGAGGTTTGGGCGTTAGTGCTATTCGCCTTGTCAATAAAATTATTCAAAAAACGCAACCTGGATTAACTCCAAAAGAAAATAATGACGTAGTAAAAATCATGCTGTCCAGGGATGCCGAAATGGTTAAAAGAATTTTAAGCAGTGAAGCAAGATATGAGCTTTTAGAGGATAAATTAGGGGAAATTGGCAGTGCTATAGTTGCCGGTTTGTCTAGGGGTGGGACAACAGGAATAGAACCGGAAACTGTTTTAAATATGCCTGCAGAGCTTACTTCTGGCATGTTTGGTGCGGCTCAACAGTAGGAGAATAAAAAATGGCAATTGAACCTATGGATAAAGATACGATAGAGGGCATAGTGCAAAAAGCAGTGCAAGATGCTGTTGATTTTATCGAAGGTGAAATTTCGCAACGAAGAATTAAAGCTCAACGATACTTTGATGGCGAAGTAGATATTGGATACGAACCTGGCAGATCAAAAGTTGTTGCAACAAAATGTCGGGACGTTGTGCGTGCTATGAAACCAGCATTGCAAAGAATATTTCTTTCATCTGAAAACGTCGTGGAATTTATGCCTAGAAATGCGGATGATGTTGAAATGGCTGAGCAAATGTCAAAATTTGCAAATTATAAATTTTCGCAAAATAATGGGTTTAAAATTCTTTCAGATGTTTTCCAAGATGCAATGGTAAAACAAGTTGGCATTGCAAAAGTAATGTACGACAATACCGAAGAAAGCGAAATTTTTACTTATCTGAATAAATCAGAGGAAGAATTTCTATTTATAGCTGACCAAGATGACGTAAAAGTGCTTGAGCAAACTATAACAGAGGAAGTGGAAATTACGCCTGACGGTGCAGAAATAAAAACTCCTATTTATGATTTTAAAATTGCAAAAACAAATCCAAGTAAAGGCTTGACTGTTGCTTCCGTGCCACCGGAAGAATTTTTTATAGACCGAAATGCGCGAAGCATAGAGGATTTTTTCGTTGCGGGTCATAGGACGGACATGACAGTAGGCGATTTGCTTGCGCTTGGATATACGGAGGACGACCTATTTGGACTCACTGGTACTATGTCTACTATGGAGAGTGCGGCAGAATTTGCTAGGCGGGATTATTCAGTAGACGAAGACGATGACGAAAGCGCAGACCCAACGTCTAAAAAAGTTATAGTAACTGAAGCTTATATGAAAGTTGATGCCGAAGGCGCGGGCACTCCACAACTTTATAAATTTTTCTTAGCGGGCAGTGGATATAAAATGCTCGACTATGAATTATGTACTCATGTACCTTTTGCAATATTTGAGGTAGACCCAGAACCTCATGCCTTTTTTGGTCGCTCAGTTGTTGATTTAGTAATAGACGATCAAGATGCTGCAACTGCAATGTTGCGAGGCGTTTTAGATAACGTAGCCTTAACAAACAATCCAGGATTAGAAGTTAACGAGCAACACGTTTCAATAGAGGACTTGCTTAACAATGAAATAGGGCGAATAGTCAGGGTCAAACAGCCTGGTTCAATCCGCGAAATGGTTGTGCCGTTTACTGCCGGATCGACCTTACCCGCATTGCAGTACTTTGATATGCTTGTTGAAAGCAAAACGGGTGTGACTAGAGCTTCTCAGGGGCTAGACGCTGATATGCTGCAAAGTGCGTCAGCTACTGCCGTAGCGGCAACTATAGATGGAGCGGCTTCCCAGGTGGAGGTAATGGGCAGAAATTTAGCTGAAAGCGGGATGAAAAGACTGTTTAAGCTTATAGCTGATACAATCATAAGAAACGCAGATAAAAACGAAATCATGCGATTAAATGGCGAATATGTCGAGGTCGACCCAACAACTTGGGACTCGTCTTTGGATTTAATTGTAAACGTAGGGCTAGGAACTGGTAGGGCGCAGGAAAAACTGGCAACTTTACAAGCCACCTTAGAAACTCAAATGAACGTTTGGCAGCAGTATGGACCAGAAAATGGTTTGGTTACAATGACTAACGTCCGGCATACTCTTGCTGATATCCTGGCGGCTTCGGGGATTAAAAACAGCGATAGATATTATACACCAGTAACGGAAGAAACCGAACAAGAATTAATTGCTCAAAAACGTCAGGAGCAAGCTGATGCTGAAACAATGCAAAATCAGCAAATGCAACAAATGGGCGATCCTAATGCTGCATTTATGCAAGTTGAAGCAATGAAAAACCAAACAAGAGCTTCAGTTGATATGGCAAAACTTCAGTTAGATGCTAAAAAACACGATGATAATAACAGGCTCAAACTTATCCAAATGACAGGCAACGATGATCTTGCACGTGACAAAATGGTGCAAGAAATAGCGGTCAAAGTAGTCGAAGCTATGGGAAAATATGGACAAAGCCTTGATACTGAGGCTATAAAAAGAGAACAAGAAGCCCCACGAGGGTTTAAAGAAAGAATAGACGATGAACTTGGATTACAAAGCCCGAGCGCGCAGGGCGCATAAATTAAGGGAAAATCAAGATTTCCAAGCCGTTTTACAAGATTTGCGGGAACAGCAAAAAGATGTTTTCGCAAAAACCGCTGCTCATGAGGTGGAAAAACGTGAGGATGCTCACGCCATTTTAAGGGCATTAAATGAAATAGAATACCTTTTACAAGCTGATATTAATGCTGAGGTATTCATAGAAAAAGGTAAGGCACCGCTATGACGACTGAACCCCAACAAGGCAGTATACAGGAAGCTGCTTCTTTAATCATGGAAGCTCCTACTACTGAAAATAATCCAAACGAGGTAATAGAGGAAACCACCGAGGCAACTGAACAGACCGAAGTGGCAGAACCTATTGCTGAGAGTGAGGATGCAACAGAGGAAACTGAGCTTGAATTAAGCGAGGATGACCTCGAACTTGAGGATGAACAGGCACCGGAAACAGCCGTTCCTATGGAGCTGTCAGACGATTTTACAATTGATATAAAATCAAATGGAGAATTAAAGACGGTAACCCTTAAAGAGCTAAAGCAAGGTTTCGCGGGACAAGATTATATCCAATCAAAGATGGAAGAAAATGCAAGTTTAAAGAAAGAACTTGATGCTCAACTTTCATCTCAAGCAGAACGCAGTGCCAAACTCGACGCAATTCTGTCAGAAGTTGAAAAAGGCAATGTACCTCAACCACCTCTCAAACCATCCCTGGAACTGGCAAGCAGTGACCCAATGCGGTATGCAATTGAATTAGGTGAATATAATACAAACTTAGCCGAATACGAAGCAAAAAAGATTGAGCTAGATAATTCTAGACGTTTAGCATTCGAAAAGCAAAATGCTGATCGGGTTGCTTATGCTAATGGACAGGCAAAACTTTTGCAAGAAAAAATGCCTGAACTTAAAAATCCTGAAAAAAGCAAAGAGCTTTTAACAGATATTGCTGATACGGCTATAAATCATTATGGGGTACCTCCTGAAATTTTAAAAAACCTTGTACATACTTGGGAATTTGAACTTATGAAGGATGCCGTGGCTTATCAAAAATTACGCCAGAAAAAACTTAACGTCACCGCAAAAACAAAAGATGCGCGACCAATGGTGAAACCTGGTGCTAAAAAAGTCGATGATACTTCTAAAAGAAAAGCTGAGAAAGCACGAGCTAGTATGCGTAAAACGGGATCACAAAAAGACGTGGTCAATTTTCTCTTGTCTTAAAAATGAAAGGAATAAGACATGGCTGTAAATGCAAATACTAATGAAACGTATTCAGTTTCTACTATCCGTGAGGATATTCAGGATGCGTTGACTTCGATAACCCCAACTGAGACTATTTTTATGTCTACTATTGGGACTAGAAACGTAGACAATACTTATTTTGAGTGGGCAGAAGTTGATCTTGCCGCAACGTCTACAACAAACCGTGTAATTGAAGG